ACTGGAAACACTGTTAGTTTCTCTGCTTCACTATCACCACTTAGAGTACAATATATTGATGTTATTGCTTGCAGTTTAGATTAATCTCGTGCTATAATAAATAATACACTGAATCCCTTGTTATGGCAAAACAGACTGGTAAATGGTGTCCACTAATTCGCAAGGATTGTGTAGAACATAAATGTGCATGGTACACGCATATTGCGGGTGTAGATCCTAATACTGGAAATCCAGTAGATCATTGGTCCTGTGCCATTCAATGGATGCCAATGCTAATGATTGAAAATAGTCAACAACAACGTTCTACAAGTTCTGCTGTTGAGTCTTTCCGTAATGAAATGACTAAAGCACATGAAACTAATCAGAATATGTTGGATGCTGTCGGTAACATGTACCTTGATATGTGTGAAGATCAGGGTGTCAATGTTTCCGAGTATATTGAACAACTAGATAATACAGAAGAAAGTAATTTACTACCCGAGTCTGAAGAGGATCAACAATGAGAATTTCTATTATTCCAGAAGATAAAAAAATCATCGTAGATGGTAAGAGTGTAGATCTTGAGGATGATGCACCTTGGGATTTTGATGATGAGGATATCCATGCTATTCAATGGAAAGATAGCAGAGGTGAATTAGAATATGAAGATGTTATTGGTGAAGAACCAGTACCAAATAAAATCTTTGGTGAAGATGAATTTGATACTATCGTTCAACCATATCTAGATTACTTCAATACATTTCTGGACGCATATGAAAAGGCAGAACTTGAGTATGCTCTGGCAGAAGAGCAAAGTATTGCTGACCAGATTGAAGAATTAAATATTGATAAACTTGAGAAAGAAGCACAACTTGTTATCATCGAAGATCTTCAGAGACAGAACAAAGAACTTCGTGATGAAAGAGAAGAATTATTTGATGAAAAGAGTAAGACTGAACAAGCAGCAGTATATGATCAGCAAATTGCTTTGATTGAACTTGAACGTGAAAAAGCAGCACGTGAGTCTGAAAGAGTAGGATTAGAAGCACAAAAAGCAGATGAATTTTTTGAGAAAAAGTCTTTAGAACTTGCACAAAAGTATGATGAACTCTTTCATGATTTTGAGAAAGAAAAAGATGCTTTTGTAGAAGAAAGAAAGCAGTATCAAGAACTACTGCAAATGGAACGTGAGAAGATGGAGAGAGAAGAAGATGCTTCTATGAAGCAACTTGCTCTCGAAGATAAAGAAAGAGAAACAAGAGAGGAAATGATTGCCAAGGTTAGGTTGATCGAAGAAGAACAACTTGACATTGCTAAGTCAGAACTTGAATTGCAGAAACAGGCAATTGATATTATCCGTTTGGAGAATCTTGAAGTTCAAGAGCAAATTAATGCTGCTAGAGATGTAATTAAAGTAAATCTTGAAAGGCAAGAAGATGAGTTTGAAGTTAGAAAGCAACAAGAACTAGAAATTATCATGAGATCTCATGAAGAGGTCATGAATAAGATGTCTCAAGAAGAGGCATTTGATGAACTAGATGATGCTGTAGAACGTGAATTTGAGAAAGCAGAAGTTGAGTACAAAGAACTTCAAAGAGAAAAACTCAAGCAATCTAATAGCAGTGTTCATGCTGCTGGTCAAGAAAAAATCATTAAAGATACCATTGAACGTCAAGAAATTCAGAGTGGTGATGACAAATCTATCGATGAAATCCTAACACTTATGGATGGTATTGACCCAGAAAAACTTTATACTGTACTAACTGATGATGAGAGAGGAGAAAATTCTTTCCCTGTAGATAAAGCAGTTAAGTGGTTTGCTGCCCTAAAAGAAGTTCTAGATAAAAATAGTTGATATAATGAAATGAATAATGAATTGTTGACGAACAACTATATTGTTGTTCCTAATTTTATCGATCCAGATCATGCCTCACGGTTAGAAAAAGAGTTCTTTATTACTGATGAATTCTTTGATTTTGATGGTGATGAACAGGCACCAAAATCATCAGCAGTATATGATTATCTCCCAGCATTAGAACTTCTGGCAAATAAAACTCCAGAAGTTTCTAAACTAATTGGTGAAACTGTTCTCCCAACTTATGTTTATTCTAGAATATATCGAAACGGAAGTATTCTTCATAGACATACTGATCGTCCTGGATGTGAAATTTCATTAACATTGCACCTTGGTAGTGATAAACCTTGGGCAATTTGGATTGAAACACCAGAAGGAAAGAAAAGATCAGTTAACTTGAATCCTGGTGATGCTATGCTATACTTGGGATGTATTGCACCACATTGGAGAGATGAATTTGAGGGTGAAGAGTACACTCAATTTTTCTTGCATTATGTAAGAAGTCGCGGTATGTGTGGTCCAGCATACTTTGACAAACATAGATTTAGAGACATTGACACTGAAGACTTATTACAGGAGTACAAAGAAATGGGAAAGTTTAGTAATGTGAATGAAATGACAATACTTCCAAAGAAGTATAGAGAAAGGCAAGAAAGAAATGATGACAATGAGGTTGATTTTACACTAGAATCTAACAATAATACCACTTTCTTTGACTTTGATGAGGTAGTCATTGCTAATGATAAGTATAAAAAGTTCTTGACTAAAAAAGATACTCCAGAACTGATTAATGAACCTAAGGTAGAAGGTAAAGCAAAACCATCTGGTAAATTATCATCCAAATCTATTGCTGATTTTGTATGGCATGGGCAAGAAGTTGTTGATCCTGAACTATGTGACAAAATTCTAGATGAGTATGCACATACGGAATATTGGGAAGCAACATTAACTGGAAGTGGTCATGATCCAGATGCAAGAAGGTGTGAACAAATTTGTATTTCTGAGCAATCAATTATTGCTGAAGATAATTCTGACGTTAGAAAACAACTAGACGATCAAATGTTTGAGGTTGTTCAAAACTTGATCGGACTTTATCAAGAAGCACATCCAGATTTTGAACTAGAGATTCAAGAGGATAGTGGTTATGAACTGCTCAAATATGAAGAGGGTGACTTTTATATTGAGCACACTGATTCGTTTAAAGAACAACCTAGAGCATTGACAGTGATTGTGTCAATGAATAATGCGTATGAAGGTGGAGAAGTTGCTTTATTCAATCGTGAACTAGTATACAAACTTGATGCTGGTGATGTGCTTATGTTCCCATCTAATTTTATGTACCCACATGAAATTATGCCAGTTACTGAAGGAACAAGATTCTCTATCATTACTTGGGTTGTATGAAACATAATGATTTTATTGGTCATTATGAAAATGTAATGGATGTTGATGCTTGTGATGCTGTAATTTCACTCTTTGATTCCAATTGGAAACATCCTGATGATCCAAATAACAAATTAAGAACTGGTCAGGGATATACTGAAACTGAAAGAGGTCATTTAAATAGACACGATTTTCAGTGGTATATGGATCCTAGTCCACCATTTGATCTTATTGTCAGAACTGTAGAGTATTGTTGGGAACAGTATAAACAAACTTTTTGGGTTTCTAATTATGTTTGTGTCAACTTTGATGAGGTAAAACTTCAAAAGAGTTTACCCAGAGGTGGATTTCATGACTGGCATTGTGAGATTACTGATTTAGGAGCAGTTGACAGATGTGTTGCTTGGATGTTATATTTGAATGACATTCCTGAAGGTGAGGGTGAAACAGAGTTCCTTTGGCAAGGTCGTAGAGTACAACCAAAAGCAGGGACGATGTTAATTTGGCCCGCATTTTATACACATGTTCATCGTGGAAACCCTGTATATTCAAAGAGTAAATATATTGCAACAGGTTGGGGAAACTATTTTTGCAATGATAGTCAAATGGATGATTATTTTGAACATGACGATAACCTAAAACTATTCACAGGAAGGAAAAGAGACTAATGGCACTATCTGATCAAGTAAAAGTAGAAATAGATTCTGCTCAAACACATCTTCGTGAAGCATTGGCATTTGCTGCAAGAAACGAGAAACCTTTTTTTGTTAAAGCATTAGGTGAAATGATTCATGCTTTAGATACTCTATCATCAGCAGATGATTTTATGGATACTATGCAGGAATTGTTGGAAAAGAATGATGAATTACCAGATTAAAACTGAACCTTTCTCTCATGTTATCATTGAAGAAACATTTGATGAAGAACAATATGATATGATTTGGAGAGAACTTGATTTTCTTTTGAATAAGTTCAAGGATCCTGAAGGATACATGGCAGCAAAAGATAGTGATGGAAACTATCTAACAACAGCAAAAGGTTTATCATTAGATTCAGTGTATACTAATGATTATAGAAATATTTCTGACATCTTAACTATTTGTCAGAAGATTTTTTTCAGTGATGATAAGTTTTTTGATGATTTGGTGGAAAAAGATGATTATTGGACGACATATAGGAAATCTAGTGGAGATTGGACTAAAATCAGAAGATATTTTCCTGGAGATGGATATGACCCACACGCAGATACTTGGGTGAATGTGTTAGTAACCACAACACTTTGTCATAAAGAAGATGAGGGAGGAAATTTATATTTCCCAAGATATGATTATGAAATTCAAACGAGTAATAATAAGACTGTAATTTTTCCTGGTTGGGTTGAACATTCTGTCACAGATGTGTTAGAGAATGACAGATATGCTATCACAAAGTTTATACACTGTGCCAGCAAGTGAACTGTCCACTAGGTCTTGACTTTGCCTGTGGGATGCCTTATATTATATTTGTTCTGAAGAAACCAGATGACTACCACACCAGTGAACAAAGAATTTTCTGATTTCTGTGCTCAACGTGATGCACGTAACACCATTCAACTGAATATCACCAAGTTTTGCCTCATTTTGTGTGATTCACTGACTCAAACTGCTCCAAAAAATGGTAACAACATAGGTTTCTATCTTGACTCCATGGGTCGTAAGTATCACAAGATCTTTATGACTAAAAATGGTAAGCAGGATTCAATTCATGCCTTCATTGATAAGAAGACTGGTGAAATGTATAAACCAGCATCAATCAAGGCACCTGCAAAAGGTGTACGTTTCAACCTATTAGTCATGCAAGAACGTGAGTTTGTGTTAGATAGTTGCGAATGGACTGGTGGTTATCTCTATCGCAACGCATATTATCAAGGTGCCTGAATGAAAACTCCAGATAAGGTTAAGAAAGATTACGAAACGTGGTTTGCGGACACATTCTGCGAATTATGTGAGTATGATGATGGTGCAGAGGTTCTCGAACACTGCATGAATCATGCTATCTCAAATCTTTCTTCATGGCATCTCAGAGAATTACA